GCATAATTATTTCTGCAGCTGCATGGTAGTACTCATCTTTGTATCTTTTATTCATAATGACTCCTTGTTGTGTTTTGATTCTGTCCCGGTATCGATTCTATTATCATGTAATACGTTGATGGTCCGTCATATCCATCATCATCAACATCTTCACCACGCCGATCAGCGCGGTGCATGTGACGTAAACAATCATTACCATCAGCTTTCTTTGCTGCTTCTGTTAGTTCTTCGCAGTGATCACGCAATTTTTCCATCAGCATTTCTGCTTGCGCATATGATGAACACTTGCAAAATTTCTGGAGTAGCTGTAAGTACCCCCACCATCCTCCTTCCTCTGGTCCACCGTAATACGAAACGTTTTCATAAAGAGAAAGGTAGCATTCTTGTGCTACCTCGCTATCCTCTAAAATCTCATTCCATGCTTGCAGGAATATGCTGTCACTCATCGTCATTATCCTCTTTAGGTTCTATGTGTATTGGCTTGCCAAACTTTACTGGCATGACTCTATTGCCATGACATTTGTAGCAAGACACGTCATGCACACCACTGAAGTAATCTTCTGCATAGCCATCGTCGTATAAGTCCTCATACGTTAGACCATTGCAATCGACAGAAGGATTAACATGATGGCCTTTACCATTACACGTGTCGCATGTCTCATACTTAAACTTGTACCAAACTTGTAGATTATCTTCAGTGTCATACTTGTGTCTCACGATCATCTTGCGTTCATTGATGTCTATCCACCAACGATCCTGACCACCGCGTACACGGTGGTCATTCTGATAGTTACGGTCCTCTAGGCTAAACCATTCACTCATTGTTGTATAACTCTTTCAGTTCTTTGAATGTCTTACCTGTGTTGCGCAAGTAAAGACCGCAAAACCCAACCATTGCATGACGCTCACTGTATAGCCTGAGTTGAGTGCCATCATTGTTTTGCTCAACACCCCTACGTAAACCAACACAACCAATCATCACGGCTAACTCACGTCGCACAGTAGTTTCAGTAGGAGGAGTTCTGTATGTTTTTAGGTAGATGTTTGTCCTGCGGTTAGGGCTGGCATCACCATACGTGGACCAATACTCATATTTGTATACAACTGGATCTTCTGCTTTCACTTTGTATCCTCTATTATTGTGATAGTGACAACCTCATCTTCCCATTCAATGAAGCTGTCATCGCATTCAAGGCAGTACTTAGCTCGCTTATCGCTGTGTACCCAAGCTTTAAGGATTCCAAGGAAGTACTTCTTGTCTTGCTTGGATGCATTCTTCATACGGTAAAAGTGTCGTGCCCAGCGTAACATGCCGGGCGCATTAAACATCGGTACTGATACCAGAGCTAACTTTGTATTCATTGTGTTGTCTTTCTTTCAAGTGCTGATCGATAATTGCTTGTTGATAACCATACAGCCATGTCATGGCTTCTTTGAACCCACAGGCTTGCGCTCCTCTATCGGCTACAAAGTAATCACCATACATACCTTTGGGTGCAAACTTGTAACGTGTTGCACCATCACCGGGGCTGTATGTAAGTACATCTAAGTTGCAATGCTTAAGCACTGCATTCATGTGTTCTTTATCTCGTTGTGTCATTGCCTTACCTTTGTGTTGTGTAGTGTGCGTTGTTAGTGAGTCGCACCCCTCACTCACCGATTACTTGATAAGAGTTGTCAAGTCTGAGTTATCACGAACAGCAGCTGCCATGATATTGTCGAACTTCTTCATCGCCTTGGTGACTTGCACCCAGAAATCAAAGTCAATATCAGGCATTGGAACCGCATCAATAACTAATCTGAATCCATCAATTGCTTGATTGATTTGATCATCAAGTGTTGCTGCAGTGATGGTGATTCCCAACTCGGATGCCTTCATTGCATTCGGGTGATACCACTGATCATTGCCTTGGTCGTAGGCAGAATAAGTGATTGTAACTTTAGCAGTAGGCACAGGCAAAGCTACTAAGGCAGGTGTAGCAACATCCATGCGCAGTTCATATTTCATCCTCAACCGATGACCATTGATATTCATATCAGTTTCGTGTGATGTAGTTGCAAACTCCTCATAGGAAGTAAGTGTGCCAGAACTGAGACGCTCACCAGCCTTCTCGATGTTCTCAACGAAGTACTTGGTGTAAAGTGTTACGGACATGATTGTGTTTCTTTTCTATGCGTTGTTAGTGAGACGCACCCCTCACATCAAACATTAGATAGCGAGCTTGGTGTTGTAAAAGTCTTTAAGGTTTTCAGTTTTTTCTAAATAATCAACAACTTCTTGTGGGATGTCCTCATCAGCATCCGTATATAATTGACTCAAGTCAATCAAAACAAAAATGACAGGGTCGTGATACTCACCAAACATCTTCCACATACGATTATATTCATCGACTGATATTAATTTATGTTTCTTAAGGTCTTCAAGTACAAGTGAACCGTATAAAACTTCTGGTACAAATCTCATTTTAAAACACGTTCTTTCTGCTGGTTACAGCTTTGTCGGTCACGATGTTCATATAAACCATCATGTATGGTTTGAACTCATAGGTGTGCTCAAGACACCGTGTGATTCTTATCTGCATAACCTCTGGATGTATATACACAAAAGCGCGAGCCATTGCTGTAGCAACGCTGGCATTCTTAAAGACAGCAACAGAGCCGATTGCTCGGCCCTGAAAGTCATACATCTGGTTGTGATAGGTATACCTAGCCACTAGTCAATAATCTCCCATCCTGCTGGTGCAGGTCTAGGCATAGGAGTTAATGTGTCAGCTGCATAAAGATATGCTTCTAACTCAACTGGATTTGGCTCCACGCCATTGTTGCACCATTTGTTGAATTCATCTGCATTACGTGTTTTATGCGGAACATACGCACCTGCAAACTTAAGCAGCTCACAGAGATTGTCGCAAGCAATGCTATCCAAGTTCCATTCAAAACCGGGCTTGAGTAAGATCAATCCCTCGATGCCACTGCCCGGATAGATGTGTAGATATGCAAATCGCAAGATAAGCATTTTGTAATGTTTAAGATCAGTCATTATTTTTATCCTCTCCAAACGTGTTGCGTACAAAATATTTAAATTGTACTAACCACAACTCAAGTGCGTTGGAATCACTTGGGAATACATATCGTGTGTCAAGATTAGCTCCATGCATATGCACTTCTCCTTGATCACCTTGAAGGTCTACGTCAATACGTAACAAGTAAGCTTGATAAGGTTCAAACGTTTCAAACTCTATCTTGCATGTTTGAGTCAGTGTCAAAGCATTGTTAGGTTTATCAAAAGACCTTGACGAACTCGATATACACATTCGTGTAAATGCGTGTGTGTAATGACTACGTGTGTGTGCATATACAGTTGCAGCCGCTGATTGCGGTGCAATGTAATGATTATTCAGATTCATTATCAATCCTTTTTTGTGCGACCTCAATGCTATAGAAGAACCAAGCAATAAGACCAATAAGCGACATAAGTACTAAGAAGATACAAGCAGTAACAATCATTTTGAACGCCTCTTTCTTTGATATGTAAGTGGATTTTTAACAACTCCATCGTCACCACTTCTTTTATATTTAGCAAACGCTTCATGCACTTTTTCTCCTGTAGGGAGAATATCTGCAGGTAATTCGTCTAACACGCCTCCTTTCCAACTGCCATTGGATAACTTGGTCAGTCGTGGGTATTTGATCAGTACACGGTGATCCTGTGTTCTTATAGACCACTTATTGTTTGGTGCGTCTAAAGAAACAACAACCCCGATGTTATCGGGGCGTCGTACGTTACGAACTCTCATACCTACTTCAAGCATTTTGCATCTCCCTCAATTGATTGACGAGCATGCCAACTGGATTTTGCATGTATGCTGTGCACTCTGTACCAAGCTTGATGATGAGTTCATCTTCAAGTCTATTGAGTCCATGCATAGAAATCTGCATATACTGCTCTTTTGAATACTGTGGCCACAGCTCAATGCTTGTGTCATATTTCCATTCGCAATAAACGCGAAGTGCTTCGAGCGCTTGCTCTCTTGTCATTGTGTTCTTCCTAAATCATATTGTTAATATGATTATCTTTCAATGTAATGAGGGTTACAATTTTTATAACCCTCACCCTTACTATTTTTGGGAGGGTAGTAAAATTTAGACCCTCCCCTACGCCTGTGTTATTCTGCCTTTCTTGCAACTATTCTCGTAATTAAATGTGATGCTGATTGAAGAATCAACAACTCACTTGGTGTAATGTTGAGTCGCTCGATGAGTAACTTGTACAACTTAATTGTGTGGCCATTGGTTATGTTCCACGCCCATGTAGCAGGGCGCATGGATGCCAGTGAAGCAAGCTCATAGTTTCGCAAGTGAACATGCAGGAACTGCATAGCTTCAGATGATGTGATGTCAAGGACTTCCGTTGCTATTTCAGACTTATCAAGAATGCCATAGCGAACCATGGCCTTGATCTGCGCAGCACTCAACTTGTTTGTGTCAATTGTTTTCTTCAATTTCTTTTCCTTCGATGATTACGTGTGTGATTTTTTGGATTTCCCATTGCTGATCAAAAAGAACCTCATTGATAAGGTCAAAAAGCTCAGACATGGTTTTCTTGGTGAACGAGATTGACTCAGGTTTAGTTACTCTTGCGTGTACAGTAGCAGTGAATTTTGCTACCATTTCACAGATAAAAGTACCTTTACCAAGTACATCACCAAAAGCGTGGTTGCGAGTGACGTTGTACATTGGTTCAACGTCAAACTCAAACGTGATGTTGCCTACATCAAACGTCATGTTAGTTAGTAATGAGGCAGGATTTTTCCAGTCTTGTTCAGTTGGTTTTTGCAATAACCTAGTGAACTCAACGTCAATAAAGAAACTACCAGTAACTTTTGCCATATTTTCTCCTTAGAGGAGAGATTTCTCTCTCCTCATTATTGTTTACAGCTTGATATCTAACCAGCTGTGGTCACCGCATTGGGTGTCAGTCATGTGTTGCTCTAGATAAAAGCTCCACTGACGCTTGTATGGTTCACCTTGAAGGTAGAACTCGAAGAACCATCGTTGTCCGTTATGCATGGGACAACGTACATCGTCGCAAGTTGTTGGTGGTACGATCCAGCCACGAAAGTTCTGTTCTTTAAACAGGCGCATAAAACTAGATGCGTCGTATCGAACATCTGTTGCGGGTAGATCCCTGACTCTTTTGGTTGCAAAGTCAACGTCGAATCCACGTGGCTCCATAGCCTCAATCTGTTCTGGAGTAGATTGAAGCACTTGACGCAGTGCCATAAAACAACTAAGATCCATTTTCTTCCTCGATCCTTCTCTTCTTCAACTCAGCAACTCTTGCTTCGCGCAATCGTCCACGTAGAACGAATGCCTTATAGAGTGTGCGGTACACACTCTTAGGTGTCTCAATGACCATTCCGTCAGTCTTGCAACAACTTGCTCCCATGATGGGTGCTTCCTGTGTGAAGATACACATTGCACTCGTTTTGTATATGGAGCAGCTTGTGTTTGTCATCTCTGTGTACATCTCTGCCATTTCTTTGGCATGTACATAGTCATCAAAGGTGAGTATCCACTCTTCGTTGTATTCATTTCTGACACAGACGAACTCACCAAGAACGACATGGCCGTTGTCATCTACCTTGTCTACTTTTGTAAACAAGCAGATTGGCTCAACGCTTGGGCGCAGGTAGTCTGCAAGCTTCATGTCATCACCCTCAGCAAGCTTTTCGCACTGACGTACGTAAGACTTAGCGATGACCTTCTCTGCGGTGACGAGTGTGTAGCGTTTGAACGCGTTTGTTATCTTGTTAATCATTGTGTCCTCTATATTTTGTGAAAAAAAAGGGAAGAAGGAGGCTAAGCCTCCCACTTCCTTAGTTCCAATACTTGTTGCCCAGTACTCTCTGTGACCAATCCCACCCGTGCTTCTGGATGGTAAGGACATGACAACGTCCTTTACGGTATGCCACAAACTTAATGGCTCCGTAATCATCACTCCAAGTGGGTTGTTCCCAACCGTAGTGTACAGTCCACTTGACTGAGCGGATATAGTCCGCAGACCACACCCAATCCTTGATGTACTCACCCCTGTGGTCATACGTGTCAAGCTCAACCACGTGCTGTGTTGCTTTCGCAATCTTAAGAATCGTGTGTGCTTGATCCAAGTTCACAACTCTAATCGCAGTAAATACCATCTACTTACCTCCATACTGGTGTATTGGGAGCGTTGAAAGCCCCCAATACATAAACATCAAACAAGCGACGATGATCAGGGCGGTCAACCCGTCAAGGATGAACCGCCATGTCTTACGAGTAAACCTCATTACTTTAACTCTCCCAACATAGCAACCGTCTCAGTGAAATCCTTTGGCACGTTGTTACACGTGAGGAACACAGCAAGCTTGGTAGCTGCGGCCATGAAGTCCTCTTCCGAGTACCACAGGCTTGATGTCCTACTAACCATGCTGTCACCCTTGGTCAGGGTGATTTCATGGAACACGCCGTCACGCTTGATCTGCAAGCGAATCCCACTAGGGGTCTTGATGTCTGCTTTCACTTAGTCTCTCCTTTTGTAAAGACACAACCATTCAACTCAAAGGATTCGCCAGTCCAGTTCATAGCGAGATGTGCAACGTCATAAAAGCTGATTTTGCGGTAGACGTGATAAGAAGCGGCCTTCATCAACTCGTCAATGAGGATAGGGGTAGACCACTCAGCGTCTGCATTTACAAACGTTTGGGAACACTCAAAAGGATTAGGTGCCTTATCAGTGAGTACCCACTTGGTGGTGTAGGCAGGTGTACATGTTACTGTCCTGCGGACAATAGGTGTGTGTGTAGTGAAGGACATGGCGAACTCAACTTTCTTTGTGTGTGTTTTTGAAAAATTATTTTTTTTGGATTTTAGACCACACCCGGCATTGTGTACCGGATGTGGTCTTGGCTAGTCTTACAGCTTGCCGCCGTTCGGCATTGCCATCAAGGTCATCTTGACCAAGTCAGCCACCGGGTCAGCCACCCGTTGTGGTGTCGCGTCAACCCATGTGACGCTTGTGAAGTTGGACAGCGCTTCGTAGATGAAAGTATAGGTCTTTTCATCAATACGACCCGTGACCTTTTCAATCGCGGCCGCTGTGATGATACCCTTCACCTGCGTCTGTGCGAAGAGGTTGGACGCCTTAGGCGTGATGAACATCTTCACATTGCCGACTTTAGCCGACAATGCTGGTGCTTTGGTTGCGATGGTATCTAATACCGCTTTGAGTTCAATGTGTGTCATAGTCTTTGTTCCTTGTGTTGTCAAACGTCACGTGTATTGTGTGGATACCATCCGTCACGTGTATCGGATAGGGTATCTTGTGTGGTTCATACCAGACCGGGTGGTCGGTATGCCATATAAAGTGGTGTGGTTTAAGTCCGGTTATCAGGTGGATAGGTGGGGGTAGGTGTCAGGGTGGCATGGCAAGGGGGTGGCGGGGTCCTCGACCTGTCAATGGGACTCCAACGGCTAAATTCTCTTAGCTCTCTTATCTATATCTCCCCAAGGAGAAGATACTCTGCAACCTCCTATAACATCCATATACTCTGATATACTTACGGTACCTTCCTACTTAGCTCAGCGGTAGAGCCTCCGGCTGTTAACCGGATGGTCGCTGGTTCGATCCCAGCAGTAGGAGTACAATAGCGCTATTAAGGTTAGGAGGGCAATTATGCCTCAAGATAAAAAGTCTGTTGCTAGTGTGCAAAACGAAATGGCAAAAGGTGCTAACAAGGCTTACAACCGAGATCAAGTCGTTGGCCTAATGAAGGGCATTGACCGAATTACGTACCTAGAGCGAAAAAATCAGGATATACCTCAGCCTCGCCCAAATAAAGAATTTATTAATGGCAAGGGTGCAAATGACGTAATGGCGTTTACTGGACAGCTTAAGCGTGACGCACGTATTGAAAACACTGGTGATCGAGCTGCAAGGCAAACAAACGCAAGTCGTGTTGCAGCACAGAATGCTAGTGGTAGAACCCCTAGTCGTAAACCCACTGCAGTTGCAAAACCAGTATCCGCAGCAGCTGGCGCAAAGATGGTTGGTGCTATGTCAGGTAAATCCAATGGAACCTTTAAAGGTGGAGGCGCTCGCTCTAAAATGTCTGCCGCTATGAAAATTAAGTAAACAATGCCCCCATGCATGTAAACGCACCGGGGTGATAGTATGAACTCGCAACCGAAAGGTTAGCTATGAAAGTCTAGGAACCTCCTCTTCTAGCCCGACATATTCGTACTCTGCAAACAGAAAAGGCCAGCCCTGTCACGCTGGTCTTTTTTGTTATAATGGCACAGGAGATTCACCATGCCGCAAAAATTAACAGACGGACCTCTTATTGCTAACAAACCAATTATGTACAAAGACATACCTTTGTTGCCTAAAGATCGACAAGCTCTTGACAACAGGTTTACACGAGAGCAATCAGCTTTAAGCCGCCATGCGCAATATTGGGATAGTAGAGGAAGAATTTGGGGTAGAGATGCACAAGGTGTATTAAATTTAATACCGTTTGTTGATCCTAGTGTTGGTCGAAATGTAAATAAATGGATGGTCAAACAAGCTGAGTCATATACTAATCCTATAAAAGAACGCGAGCTTTTAATTCAGCAAAGTCGCACAAGGCTTAAAAAAACTAATGATTGGCAAAATAACGGCGATGCGTGGCTCTTAGATCATTTTAGAAAAAGTAACCAATAATGAAAGTTAAACACTAATGTACGAATATGGAATCAAATATAAACGAACTATTGATGGCGACACTTTCGTGTGCGATATCGATCTCGGTTTTGGTATATGGCTTGTGGATCAGCATTGTAGGCTTCACGGAATTGATACGCCGGAGAAAACTACAGCAGATGGCAAGAAATGCATCCTCGAAGCAAAGTTCTGGTTTGAAGACGCCGCCTCTAGACTCGAAAAGTTCTCAATCCAAGTAGAACACAAGGCAGATAAGTATGGTCGCAGGTTGGTCCGTGTGAGAACCGACAAGGGTACTTGTACGCTTAACGAGCAGTTGGTCCGAGATGGATTAGCTGTTCCATACTCAGGCGGTAACAAAGCTGAGGCTTGGGTAGGCATCTTGCCCAACCGAAAGATAGTAAAAGCTACAGCTATTATTGAGTAGTAATATACTTACTTACGGTACAATAATGCATAGGCCCCGGTGGTGAAACGGTAGACACGACAGACTTAAAATCTGTTACCGCAAGGTGTACGGGTTCGATTCCCGTCTGGGGTATGGAGGCAGAGATGGCAGCTACACTTAAGTATATTCAACCCGACGCAGAAGAGTTCATGATTCATTTGGCTCGTATATCGTCTGATGATGAGAATAATCCAAGTTACGAACGATTACTCAACTACTGTATGAAAGAAGGCCACTGGTCTGTTTTTGAAATGGTTGATGTGGTTATGGAAATCTATACGTCAAGGGCAATTGCAGCCCAAATTCTTCGCCATAGAAGCTTCCACTTCCAAGAATTCAGTCAGCGTTACGCCAATCCAAGCAAAATAGAGCTTGATCTACCTTCAATGAGACGCAAGGGTAGCACCAACCGACAAGGTAGTGCTGCGTATGAAGACCCAGAAACACAATTAGACATGAATAACAAGGCGTTAGCCCCTATCCTTGTTGCAATTCGTGCATATGATGACCTCGTAAAGTCAGGCGTAGCCCTAGAATCAGCACGTATGGTATTGCCTATGTGCGTTGGCACACGGCTCTACATGAAAGGCACTGTACGTGACTGGATGCATTACTGCCGCGTACGTATGGATGCACATACACAGCAAGAACACCAAGAAATTGCTACAGATTGTTGGAATGTACTTAGTAAAGTCCTTCCTTTTACCACTTTGGCGTTTAAAAAATACCACATGGCAGAAGAAGTATGACCTTGCTAATTGATATCGGTATTGACTCAGACATACGCGTTGAGGAAATGCCATCAGGAGCCTTTCAGGTGACCCTACACGGGCACAAAGTCAACAGCCCAGACATCGGCACAGTGTGTACAGTAATTTACTTAAAAATGATGCACGGAGCTAAGGTTCCATGCAGGTTTTTCATAGAACTACAACAACGTGCAATAGAAGAGTATTACTTACGGTATACTGAAAATTATGAATCTAATTAAACCTAGCACCGGATGTAATATTTCCGTTGATCAGACTCTGGACTTTGTAAATGGCAATAATATTCTATTTACAGTGACAAAAGATGGCGCTGAGCTTGTCAGTGGAAACGTAATTGCTGTTGCAAAATGGCTCTGTGATGCAAGTTCTACAAAAGACATTAATGTTCCAAATAAGTTTGTCATTGGCTTCTCTAAGATGGCTTTGGATTCCGTATCGTGAAGCTAGAGGTTGAATGGTGCGGAAAGACAGAAGACGATTACCGCACTTTTCTTCCTGTTAGGAAGACACCACAGTCTTCAGGTGTAGATCTAAAGGCTTATAACAGCAAGCCCATCGTAATTAAGCCGGGTCAAAACGCATTAATACCCACCGGATGGAAGATTAAAATCCCTGAAGGTTACGAAGCTCAGGTTCGATCTAGGTCAGGAATGACTTACAAGCAATCTGTGTGGGTTCAAAACTGTCCCGGAACAATCGATCAGGACTATCAAGGCGAAATCCAAGTGCTTCTTTACAACGGAAGCGCAGACAACAGAACCATACTTCGCGGTATGGCTATTGCACAACTAGTCATAGCTCCTGTGGCTTTGCCGGAAATAGTGCCAGTTGCTGATGCAGTTTTGTTTGATATTCCAACTTTACGTAAAGATGGCGGATTTGGAAGCACGGGTGATTATTAATGCATTTTGAACATTACAGAGACAAGTATCAAACTGTAGATGTTGCAACAGATTGGAATCTTTCAGGCCCATTGTTTAACGTGTTGAAGTATATTCAGCGCAGAGGCCGAAAAGCCAGCAACTCAACAGAGCAAGACCTACTAAAAGCAATTTGGTACTTAGTTTATGAGTTAACAAAAGACAAGAAGTTGTGTGACAACGTAATGGAAATACTGGGAGCACCATTAAAAGAACAAGCCATTATGGCTATTTTAAGTGAAAAATGCCCTTGCCCAGAATGTGAAAAAGTAAGACTTTCTAAACAAAAGCAGTTATAATCAAACACCCTGAAACAATATCAAACAGGGGCAACAACAACCAAATGATAAAGAGGGAGCTTTAAAAACTCCCTCTTTATTTGTTTAATTAGTATCCCTTGCATCCACATTTGTTTACTGGCTTGCCGCAATCAGGACACATCTTTTCTTCCTTGTCCCGATCTTTGCCTTTATGCATTCCGGTCTTCATGCCAGATTTCATGCCAGATTTCATTCCTGCGTAAAAACCTTTTTTAGGAATTGCTGCCATTACATTCCACCCATTCCGCCCGGAGGCATTCCACCACCACCGCCCTGTGGAGGCATCCCTCCGCCACCCGGAGGCATTCCACCGCCACCCGGAGGCATTCCACCTTGTTCTCCACCACCATGCATCTGCTTGAATAGCTGAATTAACTGCATTTGCATCTGCTTGAATTCATCCTCAGACTTAATTGCGCCGGACTGATATAGCTCGGTTAAACCCTGCATGGCGCCTTTGATATCGCCCTGCTTTACCATTTCTACAATCTGCTCTAAAGGATTTCCTCCGCCTTGACCACCACCCTGTTCAGGGGGCATCTGCTGCGGATCATTTCCGGATCGAACCATCCCGGATAATTCCGGCATTTGACTAGGTGGCATTTTTAACACTCTTCCTTTTTTTTAACTCTTTTGCAATGAGCACCCACATTTTAACTAAAACTTTATCAGATAGCACTAACAACAAATAGTTAAACAAGATCTTTAATAGATTCAATGATAACCTCCGATTACTTACGGTATAATTAGCACTGGAGGAACACTGTGCTTAATCATGTTACATTAATTGGAAGGCTTGTTGCAGATCCAGAGACAAGGGCAACGCCAAGTGGAAAGTCTGTTTGTAGTATTCGTATTGCTGTGGATCGTAAAGGCCGAGAGAAGGAAACTGATTTCTTTGGCTGTACGGCATTTGGTCAGACAGGCGATGCGCTTGCCACATATGCTCAAAAGGGGCGCCTAGTAGCTATTGTAGGAAAGATTCAGTTGGATAACTATACGGATAAAGATGGTGTAAAACGCCAGTCTGTAAAGGTTCTTGTAGATCAATGGACTCTTCTTGATTCACGTAAAGAGAAAGACGATCAAACTCTTCCTCCGCCAAATCCTCGTCCTGCTGGAGCTATTCAGGTAAATGACATTGATGACCCATTTGCTGATGACTAATCAATAAGATTTAGTTTTACTGCTTCAGAATAAGCCTTTGCTCGTGCGCCATATCCGGAAACTCTAAGTTTAAAATAGATGTTTTCAAGACAAGCGTGTACTGTGCGAGGGCTTATTTTTAATTCTATGGCAATGTCTTTTGACGTCATGTGCTTTCCAACACGGGTTAAAACATCGCGTTCCCTACTAGATAGATGTACCATAAACACAGTATACCGTAAGTAATGTCATTCACGTTACGCTTATAGTATGATGACTACTGAGGTGTAACATGGGCGTTGTCAAAAAGTATCAAAATCCTTCCGGTGGCTTAAATGCTGCAGGTAGAGCACATTACAATAACACTACTGGTTCTAACTTAAAACCACCCGCTCCTAATCCTAAAACAACGTCAGATGCTGGGCGAAAAGCTTCATTTTGCGCACGAATGTCTGGGATGAAAGCAAAGAACACATCTAGTAAAACAGCAACCGATCCAAACAGCCGTATCAATAAATCGTTACGTGCATGGAATTGTAAATAGATACGAGACTACCCAATGAGTAAACCAACTACTGGTCGCAGGTGGCGAGTTGTTTCTAGTGGGTACTTTGGTACACCCAAAGCATCTAAGGCGTCCACTGCTGCGTTGCGTCGCAAATACAGCATGGAGGGTGGACCTACAACTGCAGTAGGAGACAGAGTAAGCGTTGGTGATATTGCAGTCCCTTCTAATATCCCATTAGGTAGTAAGTTTTTTGTTCCGGGATATGGCTGGGGTGTAGCCAAAGACCATGGTGGTGCTATTAAAGGCAACCGGATTGACTTAGCGTTTGGTGGCGTAGACCCTAGTGGCACTAAACATAATCCAGAGGCTGAGCAAAAAGCTAACAACTGGGGTAAAAAATCACATACAGTCTACGTATTTCCATCTTCATTTCAAATACCTTCTGACCACTCTCCGCCACAAGCATATAAAAACGATCTGGCAAATAAAGGGAAGATGCCTGTTACTGTAGCACGGGCAAGTTTAACGTCTCGCAATAAACCACAAACTCAATCCGAACCTGATGATTGGCGCACAAAAACTCAATCCGAACTTGAAGCATGGCGCAATAAAGTTATACCTACTACTGTTACAGGTAGCACAAAAACAATAACCAATAAAAAAGAAGGTATTGCAGTACGGGACGCAATTTTAAAAGATTCAAAAAAAGGTCCTTTTATACCTACTGTTAAAGGAGCAAGCGAAGATAGTAAAGCTTGGTTTGAACACACTAACTCATATAATTGGGATGATCCGGTGCATGGGCAAAAAGATCCTAATAAATTTCTAGGTTGGTCTGAACTAGGTTCGTTAGCCTACAAGCAAAAAATAGACAAAATCCTAAATAGTGATGGATCTCCAGAGCAAAAAATAGGGTCAATTCAGCAAGTTAAAGATGGTATTGCGTATCAGTTAAATAAAAACAGAATGATCTTTAAAGATGGTACTAGCGCATCTGACTATGGCGATACAAAAATAGAATCATTACAAAAAGAGTTGACAGGCGGAAAAACAAAAATTGAGCCAGCTGTTCAAGAGCATGATTGGATAACAACAAGGTCAAAGAAGCCAGAGATTAATCCTGCGTCAACAGCGCAAAGATTGGCTCCAGTGGCATCTGGATCAACAGCCCAGCCTCGAAAAAGTACAGCCGTAATTCCACAAGCTGGGTCTGTAGGTCCCGTACGTGAGCCATCAATTGGTATTCGTGCTCCTAAATTAAGTGGTTCAATCGTTAAGGAACCTGCGGTAAATGCAACAGTAAACTCAGCTAAAGCTCCTGTTGCACCACCAGCCAAGCAATCCGTACAGACATCTATGCCAGCTTTATCTCAACAGGTCAGAACTGGCGTTACTTCATCTGTACCAAAAGCTCCAGTTAAATCCAATGCTGATCCAAAATTAAAAGGGCCTACTGGTCAAGTAGTAATAGATAGAACCAAAAAGCCTATTAATGTAGCAACGTCAGGAACAAAATCACTAGCGCCAGCAATAGATGAACCACTTCCATCAATAGATCCAGTGGCTACAGTTGCTCCAAAAGTGTCATCTCCAGAATCGCAACAGCTGCACCCAAATACAGTTTTAACTAATTACGTTAAACGCACTAATACAATTGATTCGCTAGTTGACCCATCACAGTTTTTACAGCGCAAAAAAATGTTTTTAAAAGAACAAGCTGCGATTAAAGATGTAAACAATGATTTATCAATAGGTGATCGTAAACGATTGTTAGATACACTGGGTGCATATCCTGAAGATAATCGAAAACCACAAACTTTAGGTGGTGTTGTTAGAGCTGGAAATAACGCAGCTAAAGGAGAATCACGAAAATGATGGGGTCAATGAGAAAGCACATAAATACGTTATCGTATAGGAATTTGTTAAAAATCGAGTCTGGCGAACACGGTAAAAAAGTTGGTTCAGCTAAGACCTTAAGTGCAATGGAGCAAAAAGAACATGGCTTGTCATCAAAGCCAAGTCTAGCTCAAATGAAAAGAGCTGAAGCTATTGAGCATTCCGGTAAAAAAGGCTTAATCACAAAGCCTAGTAATGCCAAGACTAATCAAGCAAGTACTGTGTACAAGGCAAATCGAGGGAGATAATTAAATGGCATCGGCTTTAACTTCTGCATTAATACCTGCAACATCACCAAATCCATCTGACCCATCTGGAGTAGGTGGCGATGATATGGATTTGTTTGATTCTCTTTTCGGTGCACCAACTCAAGTAACAGAAGGACCACGTGTCCCAACTTGGATGGCTCCAAAAAGTGGATATCAATTTCATGAGTTTAAACCTGATGCATGGGGTAGTGATCAAGAAGTTATTCAACAGCAAGCCGGTGAGCTTGAAAACTATATTTCTAAACGTGGTGGTGGGCGCAGCCCATCTATTGTTGCCAATGAATGGTTAACATTAAAACGAAAAGAAGGTTCGCAGAAATCCCCATTCCAGCAAACCGTTAAAGATCGATATGGCGTAGATGTTGTTGATGACCCTAAAGGTTTTCAGGATTTTATGGCAGCAACTCCGTCTGCCGACATAGCAGGAAGAGCTGTTGAGTATTCAAAAATTAAACCTGTAACTGCTGTTCCAGAAACATCACTAACACATTTTATTGATCAGTCGTATCAGAGTCATATAGCAGACGAGACTAAAGCCCAGTCTGGTCGTGCAAGCGGACGCGGATTACATAACGAGTATGACTCGGCGTTAATGCACATATTAAATAGAACGCTCTCAGGTGACCCTAACCTTATGAGTACTGCGTATACACATGCGCAAGAAGTATCAAAAATTAAACCGGGCGATGACCCTAATGCATATAGGCCTAAATTACAAGCCATGAATCTTCATGCTGAAATGGCTGCACTTGGCGAAACCGACATGCAGGATTATTTGAAGCGGAAGAAAATTAATGAGTATTACGCAAGTCCAGCTGGTCGCAAAGAAGCCGTAGCACAAAGAACAACTTGGGAATTTGTGAGAAATCACATTATTGAGTTACAAAATCAAACAGCTAAAGGAAGTAAAGTTGCAGCCGCAACTTTAGGCTTAATCGAATCTAGTGCTAAGCAAGGTAAGCAATATACGGTTAACGGTATAGATGATGCCGAAGCTGCATTCGAGAGATTTAAAGATTCACCAGCTGGAAAATATTTAACTGGAGTGACGCTAAGCCAATTGAATGGCCAAGGAATATTCAATCTACCTGAAGCAAAAGATGCTATGAAACAGGTAGCTGATGGTTTCTTAAGCCCAGAAGATGCAAAATTACTTGGTAGTAAAATTAGATTAGGAACAACCTTAAGTGATATGTTGTCACCCAAAGGCATCAAAACTTCTCAAGACGAAGCAGCATATGATGCTTCTGCAAGATTATTTCACAGCCAAATAGAAAATGGATCTACTGCCGAAGAAGCAGTTAGGCCGTTAGGTAAATATAGTAATGCAGATTTTTTACATGCAATTACCGGATATACGGTAGGTGCGCCAAATAATTCAGGTTTGCTTGCACAACACGAGCGGTCCCCTATCTTTACGCCTGAAACAACTACCGGGACATTTCCAATAGCTTCTAACCAAACTGCAACTATGAATGCGCAAGGTTGGGGCACGGCTAAAAACCAACCACAGTTTTTAGGTAACCTTGTGTCAAATTTAGATATGACAATGGATCAGCGTAATAAACTTGCTGACCTTATGGGGTTTACTGGGCCTCGGCGTGACGAGTTCTTAATTGGAATAAACAATCCGCCACCAGACTTCCAGTCAACGTTACAAACACTTGCAAACAAAGTAAACAGTGAAACTGTAGCACTAACTGGTACACAGCAGTCGAATAGAGTAAGTTCTACTATTTCAAATGTAACACAGCGATTAATGGAATCACTCGGCGGAATAGGTTTAGATCAAGGGTCAGTACAAGATCTGCGGTCAGTGTTATGGGATCCAATTGCAGGAGCACGTTTACAGCTCCAAGGGAACGCTGAAACCGGTGCGCGTAGGCTAGTACCTGCCCTGTACCATTCATTTGCACAGGCTCCTGATGGTGCGCCTAATCTGTTGATGCCAACTAAAAACATAACTGGTACAGACTCATTTAGAATGCAGATGAGTGATTTGTTTACCGGAGCTGCATCTGAT